ACTACTTCTTGTGGAAGATACAAATATCCCAAGTCCTTAGCTGACTTTGTTGGATCGTTACGGTAGAGAAATGACACACCAACGTAGTGTTCCCAATTCTCCAAGAGCCAGTCAATAATTGCTGGCACTTCTTCCAAGCTGTATGAGATCGTGTTTGACGTATTTTGTTGTGTCCAATTAACCTGTAGAAGTTTGTATCGTTCCAACTGCTCAATCGCAGACTCCACATTAACTTCCATTCCATTCTGTGTAGAGAATTGAACGGTGTCCCAAACAACCGGAAAGGTAACAATAACACCAGTAGGGTCAAGTGGATGATCCATAACAGCATAATTAGCCTCCCGCAATTTAGCTACAATTGGATCATGTTTACTAAATACTACGTTGTTGAAAATGTACTTTCCAAGAGGTTTATGAATCCCTTCGGTAGTGTCCATAATTTTCGAGAGCGTACCCGAAGGCTTAATTACGGTAACATTTTTAGGCCGTTGATAGCCAAGCTCATCGGCCATCCCATAAGCAGCACTAGTTGCAGTGCGCTGCATAGACTGATAATCATAAGCAGAGAGATCAGGACGAGTAGCAATGCCTGTAAGTCCAACACCACAGAGACGAAGGAACTCATTGTTAAGATGCCAAGCTTCTTGAAGGATTCCATCTTGTAAGTTCACACAGGTTTGTCGATAATTGGCTCGTGCTGCAAGGTGCAAAGCGTGATGTAGGCCGGCTGAGTCTCCGTGGAATTTGTTAAGGTCAACTTCAGTGAGATTACAGAAGGATTTGTTTCCAAGTAGGATTTCAACACCAGTTTTGTTATAAAGAAAAGTCATTTCTGCTTTCCTCTGCATATCCCTATGCAGCTCAGACTATATCACCACCCATTTCTGGGGTCAATCGTTCGGATAAAAGTTTGTATTGAAAACTAGGCAAGATATATGAACGAATGCCGTTCATAAAATTATCTACGTCTTTTGTTCGTAGCCGCAGGTAATTGTATTTCCCTTGCTTATTAATGTTCCACTCTAATCCAAGAGTTTCTTTGAGAGCTTTCTTCAAAATAAAAAGATCGCCATAAGAGAGACGCTTTAGATTTAATGTAACATTATAACTAGGATTCTTCATACCAATCTCTGGACGAAAGTCTTTTCCTAAACTTCCATCACACATGTACAGAATTGCTAGAGCTTCCCAATCCAGCAACTTAAGTGCATGAGGATCAATCCCACGATATTTCTCTGTGTAGATGCGATCCCGAATTGTTGTGAGAAATGGATGTCGGTTAGATTCTACACGAAGTTGTGGCTGTCGAATACAACCATCAGTATTATAGTCTTTTCGTTCTTTAATACTAACACCAGTAACTTCTGAGATAACAGAAGCAACCCAAGAACAATAATCTTCGTGTTCAGCTTTCATATTCATGATGAATTTTGCATTGCCTCCATCTTGAATATAAAGACCACCATCTCCCATAGCAAAGTAAGAGATTAGTTTTACAAGTTGTTTTTTATCCATAGTCGTTGCACCTTCCATATCGGATTGGCACAGGATTGTCTGTTCTAGACTTCCCCTGTTTTTAGATTGATTATTCAATTCACATTACTGTGAAAGGCCGCTAGTCTTTAACGGATTAACTCCTTTCCACCACGGAGCCCGTTTACGTGCAGTTTCTCCATTAACAAATCCGGGTTCTGATCCACCGGCTGCTTGCATAAGATCAAAGATGCCTTCGAGTTCATATCGTTCCGGTTTCTTATTAAAGACCAAAGAATTGTTTGACTGTGCTCGTTGTGGGTTAGATTTCCAAAACTCTTTCTTAGCTACAGCAAACTCTTCCCACTCTGGCTCATCATATTCAAACAGGGCTATTTCAGCACTTCGACGGCTGGAAAGAATAGTACCCAGCCAATTAACAACATCAAGAATATCAATACGAGTGAGCAGAGAACCAGCTCGTTTATTAAGGATGCTGGCGATTTGTGGAAACGCAATAGCAATAGATTCATCGCCGCTGCTGATCCACCCGTAGCCACTAAGACGTTCACCTGCTGGTCGGATTGCACTAAAATCCAGCACGAGATTGTTAGCAGGGTATTTACCAGCCAAAAGCTTACCAATAGACTTTGACCATGCTTCTGCACTGTCTCCAACAGCAATTGTCCAAGTTTTTGTCTGATCATCCCAAGTTTCGATGTTATGTTCATGACCACCTTTTTCTGTTCGAGTAGATCGAATTACTGTAATGTTAGGGATAGGGCGTTGAAAACCGTTAAGCTGGCCGATGATAGGTCGGAATCCAACTCCACAACCTTGCATAAGCAACCACAAGACGTCAACAACGTCATACACGGTTTCAACATTGGTAAAGGAACAGTTAAATTGGCTTGCTTCTCGTCGTTTAGCAATATCTGTTCCACCCAACCAGAGAGTTCGTCCAGAAGTAAGAACTTTCCGTCCAAGCATGAGATGTCGTAGTTCATCAAGTTCAGAGAGTTCTGCACGGTTCAACTCCCGCTTTGCTGCACGTTCCCAAAGCCATTTCTGATGCTCAATAACTCGGTTAACTGTTTCTTCCCACGTTTCAAATGTTCCGTCTTCTTTCTGGCGTAAGTACGTACGTCGTGTAATGATTTCTGCGCGGGGACTTGGCATTTATTCTCCGTAATAAAATTGATATTGTATAGATTGATTGGAGGAAGATGAAGGATATAAATATCAAACATACATTACTCGATGTCTCGTTTGAGCATATCTTGTTTTTCTTCAATCTTATCTAGAAAGGCTCTGACCAAATCCTCAGAAGAGATGTCCAGAATCTCCAACAGATATACTTCATCCTGTCTACTAAGCCAGTCAAGTAGTTCATTAAAAGTGTGTGCCATATCATTCTTTCGGCCAATTCGGATTGGCTAATACACAGTCAATATACATCTCAAGGTAGTGTTTAGCTTTTCGTAAGTCCTCTACACCACCCTTGTCTCGCCACCTAGTTACATACTTAACTACGTTATGCTGAAATAGGTCTAGGCTATTCGCAGTTGCATATGTGATAGGTTGAATTGCTTTGCTCTTATAGTGATTACCACCGATTTGTTGGCCGGGGGATGGTAGTGGTAAGTTCTCGTGCCGATTCGTTGTCATTATAGACCTCATTTCCTGATTGAGTTGGAACCACATTATTTTTGAATTCCTTTAAGTCCGAAGTACATTCTCTCTCCAAAGATGAATCCAAAGGCCATTCCAGCAATATTGAGACTAGACTCCATAACGTAAATATCGTGACAGAAAGGAAGCACAGCAAAGGGCTGGAGTACAGCAATACCACTAGCAATATATCTAAAAGACCCGCGAAGATCAGCAACCCAAGGACTGATGTTTTCTGCCGGTTTGTCAATTTCGGCCAAAGCTCGAACACGGTCAATTTCCTTATCCACTTTCTTTAGATCAAACTCACCCAGCTTAATTACCTCATCAATATTCTGAGGTTGTGCTCCTTTGTTCCCTGTTACCATCCCAACAAGACCCCGAACAAGATCAGAGGCTGCTGGAATAAGTGCAGGTAGCACTGTAGACAACAACAATGTTTCCATTACGTATACTCCTTAATTAGTCGATCTACAGAGATGTATTCTTCTCCTCCATATGGGAATCCATCTCGCACATCATGTAAAACTGTTATTCCTCGCCACCAATCTTTATTGGATTGCCCAGCGTAATCTTCTTGCTCATCAGGATCAAGATAACAGCCAGCACTAAGGGCAAACAAGCGATTGCCATTACCGGACGTTTGGATAGCTCTGTCAAGTACATGTGAATGTCCTACAACGGTTGAACAATGTTTTTCTCGGAGGAGCACCGAGGCAGGTGATTTACCTGTTCCAATGGGTTTACCAGTACCTCGTTGCTGCCAGTAATGAACATACTGAATGCCATCAAGCTCAATTGGAACCAAGAAAGGAATATCGATTAGTTTGAATTCATCATAGTAAGCATGTTCATGAGTAATAAATCCTAACAACTCTGGCTTCTCTTGAACATACTTATTAATTCGTCCTTCAAAATGATTTCCACCCAAAGCATAATGCTCTACTTCTGGGACTTTCTTTTTCCTTTCTGCTTGGCGGATGAGCCAGTTGTTGACGTTGTCGTATACTGCGTGACGGGCAAACATTGCTGCTGCAACATCTTCATTATACCGTCTTCCTTCAAACGATAGCTTTCCTTTGTCATAACTTGAGAGGCTAGGCATGTCTTCAAAATCACCCAGTTCGACAGTCTTGTAGGCAACTCTCGGATTTTTTGCAATACGTTCATGAATAAAGTTTCCTAGGGCTACAAACCTTCGCATGTTAGTGCCGGGTTTGGCGTGGGCATCTGGAATGATTACGTGACAGACTTCTTCAGTTCTTTTTGCCATTCTTCTGGAATTCCTGTCCTAAATGTACAATATTTGAATCCGAACTTTTCACACCACTGAGCATATGTTGTCTTAGATCGTTTCGATAGCTTTGCAGTCTCATCATAGAACACAAACCGAATATCTAGCTCTG